ATGAGGTTTACTGCGAAGATAATAAACGGCAGGAGAAGTGGTCTAGAGATAGGGTTGACTCCCTTTGGTCTTCAGTCCTCTAATCAGATTTATTTTCTGGAAGACGAAGCTCTAGAGTTTAGGCTGGAAGCATCTGTTCCGTTGGATGATGTTTTTTTATGTCTTCATGAAAATGAAATAGGAATAACTTCTAGCAAAGAATACGATGGCCTATGGATTTACGAATGGAAACCAAAATCTATATATCGATCAACATACGAATGCTTTTTTCATAACTATTATGGTATGGCAGAGCTATCGATAGTAACGAAAATCGATGGAGTTGGCGAAAGAGTTATTATTGAACAATATTCTCCGGTTGAAGTATTTGCCAAAAAATTGAATGCTGAACGGGCAGAAAAAATGCTCGATTTCTTAGCGTGTCATGATAATGATGCTCTAGCAGCATTTTTTAGAGTAACTCGTATAAATGCAGGATTCAAAGAAGGAGAAAGATCGGTTAGCTTTTTGATTGAACAACTCGAACGAAATGTTTTATTGTTAATGACCGAGATTCCAAATATCTATTCCAGGCCAATCGCAAAACTTACACCAGTGACTAAAGTTGTCGTAGTATCTGAAAACTCTGTTATCGATGACACCACTTTAGCTTGGATTTCAGAAAACTCTGACAACCTTTATCCAGTTAATGATCAGACCCGCGCAATATTGGAACTAGATGGCACATATTATTCATCGGAACGAATATTAGAAAATCATCTAAAAGAGGATTTGAATATTTATGAAAATCAAGTTGTCCATGGCTTTATAGTATCCCTTATGCGTGCTGCATCGGAGATCTTGAGTCGGCTTGAAGAGTATCCTTCTTCCAGAATTCGTGAACAGTCGAGCATATCCGGGTATATTTCATTTTTTGCACAGCTAAGTAAGTTTGCAAAGGTTGTAAATAAAAATAAAGTTTCACGATGTAAAGAATTGATTATTAATCTACAGCGTTTGAAACGAACTTTTGATGAGCGGGTTCCTGTAACTAATATTATCATTGGCACTCCGCAATTCACAAGAAAAGCTAGATACAACCTTCATTATCAGAAGGTTTTTCATAAAATAATTGCTTGGCATAGATTCGGCGCACCTGATTGGAGCGTACAGGAAGAGCTATTTTCGATACAAAGTATCCCAAAACTTTTTGAATACTACCTATTATTTTTAATTAAGTATCACTTTGACAACGTACGGTTATTGGGCATGAAGTTTGAGCTAGTGAATGGCCCTGTAATAGAACGGAATAATTTTGAGTATGACTGGGGAGGTTTTACTGTACAGCTTATCTATGAGATGAAAATTTGGACTCATGATCATGCAAGCTCTTTTGGGGCTTCCCTAATTAACTCCGAAGGGTGGACTCTAGACACCGTGAAAGGTAAATTGAAGCCTAGAGGGCAGCAAGGTCCTAATGCTAATCGATCACCAGACATGATAGTTTGCATTTCAACGCCTACGGGTGAACAAAGGCAATTAATCCTAGATGCAAAGTATACTACCAGTAAAAAAGCGTTTACACATTACCTCCCCGAACTCACTATGAAATACCTTCATGGTATACATGAAAAAAATACTGGAAAAAGTTTGTCTTCTGGGCTGATGATTGTAAATCCAAGTGAATCTTGCGAGACTCGTCATTTCCATCATGAGAAATATAGTATTTACGGAACAAGACCTATCACACCTGCTTTATTAGTAAGTTCGTTAGCTCCAGGAATGGCGGAAGATAGTGGTTCTGATTTTAGAAATAATTTATCCCAATTCCTGACCTTAATGAGAGCCTCTCTTGAAGGTGAGCAACCATGCCATTTAGGAATCGTGGTTTAAGGGCCGACTCACTTTTATTGAATTTTTGTTACCGATAAAAGCTTGACATTTTAGTATCGAATGACCACCGTTATCATATTTGATTTCGGTGGTTAGCTTTCGACGTTGAAGAACTACTAGAGACTTTTATCTAAGATTAATGTTAAATTTTCACAACGCTACTTTGCTCCATCCCTTGCCTCGATCGTCATGATAACGATCGGTTTGTTGTTGTGTTTTATGACCAAGTAATTTTTGTGTATTTAAACCCTGTTCTTTATACAAACGTTCTGATAAAGACCTTTGTTCATGAAATGTTGCGGGAGAACCTTCACCCCAGTCAATTCCTGCTAAATCTCTTGCTTTACTGAAATTCATAGTCAAGGTATTGGCTTTAACCTGTGCGCCGCGTTCAGCCTGTGAAGTAGTACGAAAAAAATGTACAAGGTATGGGCTGACAGCATAGTCACGGCAACGGGCTACTACATCGCGCAAACTCCAGTTAATCGCATTGAGGCGCAGGGAAAGCGGGATGGCGATTTTGCTCCCGGTTTTTTCCTGAATGACATGCAGATGATCATCCCAAATATCGCTAAATTTCATACGTGAAATATCACCTAACCGCTGACCAGTAACCAAGGCTAGCAGCATGGCATTTCCCATGTAACGATGGCTGGCATCTGCGATATCGAATATTTTTTTCCATTCTTCGAGGCTCAGCCGTTGTCGGGTAATTTTTCTTCTTGGCTGTTTAGTAGCTAATGCAGGGTTATAGCCAGGAGGTACTTCTCCGTAGTGCTGCGCCTCTTTGAAAACATCAATCAGGACGGAGCGAACTACTTGTGCCATTCTCGGTTGCCCAGCGGCAATATACTCATCAAGTAATTGTGCAATATCCCGGACATCAACAGCTGAAATTAGCTTCAATCCTGCCCGTTCTCTAAGTAAGGAGACAGGTTTGGCTTTCTGCTTGTAGGTGTTGAGCTTTATATCACCACTTTGCAGCCTGTCATTCTGGATCGCTTGATAGCGATCTAACCAAGTTGACGTTGTGATTGCTTTCCCTTTGCTGGTTGCGATCCTGTCACTGATGGCCAGAATCTGCCGGGTTCTTTGTTCAGCCAGGCGCGTATTGGCTTCAGTGGCAATAGCGATAGCTTCAGCTTCGTTTGTTCCCAAAGCATGGAATTTCCCTGTTATTGGATGCTTATACCGCCAATAGACTTTATTTACCTTTCGGCTATAAAGCGGATATAAGTTAGGGACTGAAACATTATTCTTACGCGGTCTGGCTGCCATCACTCAAAATCCGTTGCAAAAGTAATGAGTCATTTTTCTTAATTACTGGTGTTACCAGCTCTCCAACTAACTCGGCGTCCTCACGCACTCGCCATAACCGACCTTGTTTCATTGCCGGTGGACAAAACAAATTCTGCTTAGCATAACGACGCAACGTGGAAACGCTTGGAGGATTACTTCTGTATTTTTCAGAAGCCCATTCTTCAAGAGTTAACATTTGAAGCATATGCGATCACCTTATTACTTCAATAACTGTTCAGTCTCTGCATATCGACCCTGCAAGGTCGGTTAGTTTCTCCACAAAACAGAGAAGAACACCTGCGATGACTGCCGCCCGGATGGATTGGGTTATGAGCCCGTCGTCCGGTGATGCTCTTCTCTGTTTTGTAAAAAGGACGGTACCAGCCGGAAGCAAGGGTACAAACTGGTACCGTCAAGACTACACACAGCATAAAGTTGTGGTGCCGGGTGCTTCCCGGTGCCTAGCGAAGGTTGCACACCAGACGGGTGGGTATCCACAGAAGGTCGACTGTCAGCCTCAACCTTAACCCGCGTGCGCTGAGCCGCATTCACCACAACGCTAAGGATTCTCTCTGGTTGAAAATACTTAGCTGTTATGTGCCTGCTTTTAGCCACATCAGGCGAGGTGGACCTGGTTATTCCCCAACAACAAGGATTCGGTTAATCTGGTTATCCCCAACAACGCAAAAGGAAAAGAAATGTCCGGTAATATCTATACGCTGTACAAATCCCACTGTGAAAATGTTGGAAAGTATCGGGGCATTGAAATCAGTGGGGTAGTGTCATCAGTCGAAATAAGCAAAGTTGAATCAAGGGCAACATTACTTACTCTTCTGGACCTTGTCTTACATGAGCACCGGAAGAAATTCGGCACTCCCTATAATCAGTTGAATGGGAAAAAAGCTCTGGTTCACCTTATTCTGATGAAGCATCACTGGATGCCAAAACAGATTAATGAGATGAAATTTGATGAACTTCTTCTTTCAATTCAGGATGAACTCACGCTTGATAAAATAAGCGTAACCGCCCAGAAATTTTTAGATTATCGAGACTGGAGATCACAAATTCATCACTTTGATGATTTTGACGAAAATGAATGGGATCCTAATTTGTCTGCACAATATCTAAAGTAACATCCTGTGATAAAACCGTGATTTCCTGATCCAGTTTTTTTAAGGAGTCTATTGTTTCCTGTCGATAAGACAGCACTTCACGAAGCTGGTTTATAGCTGCCAGCTTCTTTGCCATCCACTCGTAAATTTCCTCATTTGTGTATCCGGGCGCGACGATTTTTGGTTCTGTTTTGTGCATTTCACACCTCCTCAAGTTATCAGTTACTTGTTGATGGGGACCAGATTGTTAAAGAGCTAAGCGTCCTGTAGGGCGCTTTTTTGTTGCTAACGAATCATCCTGGACTTCATATGCCCCAGGCGGCTACTTCGTGGGCGTCCTGCCTGTTTGTTGTTTCTCTTGGGTACATTATGTATCTTAAGGGTACATTGTCAAGTATAAAAAAACCTGCCGAAGCAGGTTCATAAACATTGATTAGGCTTTGATTTTGTATCTTCTTGGTTTTCCTGAGAAAATCACAGTTCCAATTATAGAGCAATTACCGTTGATCTTAATGTAAGGCTCAGGCCAGTTTGGGTTTAACGCTTTGAGATAATGCTGTGTCCCATCTTCTATCAACCTTTTGAAGGTGGTTTCACCTGTATCGTGCATCAATGCAATAACGTCGTCACCGTGGCAGGCAGGTACTTCAGGATCGACAAAAATCATGTCTCCCGGGCGGTACTCATCAATCATTGAATCACCTATCACCCGCAAGATATAAGTCATTTCCCCACAGGGTACAGGGCAGGGATACGTTTCTGCTGTGCTCAAATCAACCTCAGAATATCCAACTTCTTTCCATGCTCCGGCCTGTACCCATGATATGACAGGGACTAATGTGATTTGTTTATTAGTGATTGAAACATCAGGTTTTTTTGTGATGTTCGTTGTCTGGTGTTCTTGATCGAGCCATCCGACAGGCAGGTCGAAACATTTTTCGATGTGTCGTGCCATGCTGTCACCGATATTTTTAGTAGCACCATCTCCCATAAACCTGCTGGTCTGGGTTGGCTCGCGATCAATCATAGTGGCAAAGGAAGAATTCCCGCCAACACCATCTCTCAGTTTTCTGGCGTTAGACCGCCGGATGTCATGGATTGTTTTCATAACGAAATTAAAACCCTTGTACCGTTAAGGTACAAGTATCTTGAAGGTTCATTTCAATCATGTAATATGTATACCGGAGGTACATATTGTATGAAAGCGTATTGGGACTCTTTAACCAAAGAACAGCAGGGCGAGTTGGCCGGAAAAGTTGGCTCAACACCTGGCTACTTACGGCTGGTTTTCAATGGCTATAAAAAAGCCAGTTTTGTGCTGGCTAAAAAACTTGAGCAATACACATCAGGTGCAATTACGAAATCTGACTTAAGACCGGATATCTATCCGAAAGATTAGCAGAACACTTTCAATTTTTAACCACAGAACGATGAGGCTAATCGTGGGTAAGCATCACTGGAAAATAGAAAAACAGCCTGAGTGGTACGTGAAAGCTGTCAGAAAAACTATCGCGGCGTTGCCGGGTGGTTACGCTGAAGCGGCTGACTGGCTCGATGTAACAGAAAACGCTTTATTCAACCGCCTTCGTGCAGATGGCGATCAGATTTTCCCGCTGGGATGGGCAATGGTTTTACAGCGTGCTGGTGGCACTCACTTCATTGCTGATGCTGTGGCGCAGTCTGCAAATGGCGTCTTTGTGTCTCTTCCTGACGTCGAGGATGTGGACAACGCCGATATCAACCAACGCCTGCTGGAGGTCATTGAACAGATCGGCAGTTATTCAAAACAGATTCGTTCAGCAATTGAAGACGGTGTAGTGGAACCGCATGAGAAGACAGCAATTAACGATGAGCTGTACCTCTCAATTTCGAAGCTGCAGGAGCATGCAGCACTGGTCTACAAAATCTTTTGCGTTTCAGAAAGTAGTGACGCCCGCGAGTGTGCAGCTCCGGGCGCCGTGGCGTGTCGTGACTGTGGAGAAACTAACGCATGAACAGTTTAACAACACACTACCGTCGCTCGCAACTGATTGCGCTTCCGGTTCCGGGTGGAAAAGCGAAGGTGGAGTATTGCTATGCAGTGAATGTACCAGGTGACAGGGAAATTGTAACCCACAGCTTTGCAGAGTGGGCTGTGGGGGATTTCAACCGGCAGAAGGAGACAGTCCTTTGCGACAAGTTAACCGCTGGTTCAAAGATCACTACGGAGTGCCCGTCAGAGTCATTCGTTGGGAGCCGGAAACACAACGGGTTATCTACCTCCGCGAAGGTTATGAGCATGAATGCTTCAGTCCGCTCGAACAGTTTCGTCGTAAATTCAGGGAAATAGAGGTCGGTCATGAGCACTAAATTAACCGGCTATGTATGGGATGGTTGCGCTGCATCAGGCATGAAGTTATCCAGCGTGGCAATTATGGCCCGCCTGGCTGATTTCAGTAATGACGAAGGTGTGTGCTGGCCATCAATTGAAACCATTGCCCGTCAGATTGGCGCGGGGATGAGTACCGTCAGAACGGCTATCGCACGGCTGGAAGCAGAAGGCTGGTTAACGCGTAAGGCGCGTCGCCAGGGTAACCGCAATGCGTCGAATGTTTATCAGCTTAACGTTGCGAAGCTTCAGGCAGCGGCATTTTCTCAACTGTCAGATTCTGACCCGTCAAAATCTGACGCATCAAAATCTGACCCGTCAAAATTTGATGCGTCGAAATCTGGCAAAAAAGCGGGTTTTCACCCGTCAGAATCTGGCGGGGATCCGTCAGTAAAATCAAAACATGATCCGTCAGATAAAAAACCTTCTCGTCCGGACGCTTCGCAACCGGACACGCAGACGGCTGAACAGGATTTTTTAACTCGCCATCCTGATGCGGTTGTATTCAGCCCTAAAAAGCGCCAGTGGGGGACGCAGGATGATTTGACCTGCGCACAGTGGCTCTGGAAAAAAATCATCGCTCTGTACGAGCAGGCCGCCGAATGTGACGGCGAAGTGGTACGTCCCAAAGAACCGAACTGGACAGCATGGGCAAACGAAATACGCCTGATGTGTGTGCAGGATGGTCGTACTCACAAACAAATCTGCGAGATGTACAGCCGCGTCAGCCGCGATCCGTTCTGGTGCCGTAACGTGCTCAGCCCGTCGAAGCTGCGGGAAAAATGGGATGAGCTTTCCCTGCGCTTATCGCCGTCCGTCAGCACGTACACAGAAAAACGCGAAGACCCGTACTTCAAAGCCAGTTACGACAATGTGGACTACAGCCAGATCCCGGCAGGATTCAGGGGGTGAGCATGAGTCTTTTGAATGACGTTCAGAAATTCATTGAAGCCCATCCGGGCTGTACTTCCGGAGACATTGCGGATGCTTTTGCAGGTTACTCACGGCAGCGCGTTCTGCAGTCAGCAAGCAAGTTACGTCAGAGTGGTCGTGTGGCTCACCGTTGTGAAGGGGATACACGCAGACATTTCCCGCGCCTGACTGAGAGAGCGCAGGAGGCGGAACCGCAACCAGTTCGTGAAACCAGACCTGTGCGCAATTTCTATGTCGGCACTAACGACCCGCGGGAGATTTTGTGCCTGACCCGCCAGGCTGAAGAACTGGAGTCCAGGGGCTTATACCGTCGTGCTGCAACGGTGTGGATGGCGGCATTCCGTGAAAGCCACTCCCAGCCAGAACGAAACAATTTTCTGGCGCGTCGTGAGCGGTGCTTACGGAAAAGCAGCAAGCGCGCTGCATCGGGTGAAGAGTGGTATCTGTCAGGGAATTACGTGGGGGCTTAATGAGTAATAAATATTGCCAGGCGCTGGTGGAACTGCGGAACAAACCAGCCCATGAACTGAAGGAAGTGGGCGATCAGTGGCGCACGCCGGACAACATTTTCTGGGGAATTAACACCCTGTTTGGCCCGTTTGTTCTGGATCTGTTCACTGACGGTGATAACACCAAATGTGCTGCGTATTACACGGCGGAAGACAACGCGCTGGCGCATGACTGGTCAGAACGTCTTGCGGAGCTTAAAGGTGCTGCCTTTGGTAATCCCCCATACAGCCGCGCCAGTCAGCATGAGGGGCAATACATCACCGGCATGCGTTACATCATGAAACATGCCAGTGCCATGCGTGATAAGGGCGGGCGCTATGTTTTCCTGATCAAAGCTGCCACCAGCGAAGTGTGGTGGCCGGAAGATGCAGACCATATTGCTTTTATTCGCGGGCGTATTGGTTTTGAACTGCCTGTCTGGTTTATCCCGAAGGATGAGAAGCAGGTGCCGACAGGAGCGTTCTTCGCTGGTGCTATTGCTGTTTTCGATAAGACCTGGAAGGGATCGGCAATCAGCTATATCGGGCGCGATGAACTTGAGGCATGTGGTGAGGCCTTTCTGGCGCAGGTTCGCCAGCAGGCAGAAAAACTGGTCAGGGAGATGGCGGCATGACGACGTTAACTCAATGCCAGCAGCAGGTGCTGGATATGCTGATTTCTTACCAGAAAGAGCGTGGCTTTCCGCCAACCAATCAGGAGGTGGCAACCATGCTGGGATACCGTTCAGTGAATGCAGCGGTGGAGCATCTTCGCGCACTGGAGAAAAAAGGCGTCATCACGATAAAGCGTGGCGTGGCCCGGGGGATAACGCTTCATACCGCGGTGAAGGATGACGACAGCGAGGCGGTCGGGATTATCCGCGCACTGCTTGCTTGTGAGGAAAACGCCAGGCTGCGTGCAACCTACTGGTTACATGAGAGGGCCCTGAAAGTATGAAGCTGATCCTGCCTTTTCCGCCCAGCGTGAACACCTACTGGCGACACCCCAACAAAGGGGCATTTGCTGGTAAGAGCCTGATAAGTGCGGCGGGGCGAAAATTCCAGAGCGCGGCGTGCGCAGCAATAGTTGAGCAGTTACGTCGTCTGCCGAAACCAACGTCGGCACCTGCTTCAGTGGAGATTGTGTTGTTTCCTCCGGATAACCGGATCCGCGATCTGGACAACTATAACAAGGCACTGTTTGACGCCCTGACCCACGCGGGTGTGTGGGAAGACGACAGCCAGGTGAAAAGAATGCTGGTGGAGTGGGGACCGGTTATCCCGGAAGGGAAGGTCGAGATCACTATCAGTAAGTACGAGAAAACGGCGGGTGCAGCCGCCTGATCAAGAGGAGAAACGAAGTATGAATAATCTGATGGTCATTGATGGTATTGAAGTTCGTCGTGATGCTTATGGGCGTTACAGCCTGAACGATCTGCACAGGGCTGCCGGTTCTCTGGATAAGCATAAGCCTGCATTCTGGCTCCGCAATGAGCAAACTGAACGTTTAATAAGCGAGTTGCAGATTTGCAACTCGGTCAATATAGAGCCAGTTAACGTTATTCGCGGCGGAAATAATCAGGGGACGTATGTCTGTAAGGAACTGGTGTATGCCTATGCAATGTGGATCAGCCCGTCATTCCATCTGAAGGTGATCCGTACTTTCGACATGGTAACCAGCGCACCGGAAAAATTATCCGGACAGGCTGCTGACAAGATGCAGGCTGGAGTGATTCTGCTGGACTTTATGCGTCGGGAGTTAAACCTGTCTAACTCATCTGTGCTTGGGGCCTGTCAGAAACTCCAGGAGGCTGTTGGCTTACCGAATCTGGCACCGCGCTATGCCGTTGATGCTCCTGCTGATGCACACGATGGCTCAAGTCGCCCCACGCTGTCGCTGAGTGCACTGCTGAAGCAGTATGGTATCCGCCTGACGGCTAATCAGGCATATCACCAGATGGTGAAGCTGGGGATCGTTGAACAACGCGAACGATACAGCCGTACCGCGATTAACAACATCAAAAAATTCTGGTCGCTAACGGCGAAAGGCTGCATGTTCGGCAAGAACATCACCAGTCCTGCAAATCCGCGCGAGACGCAGCCGCATTTCTTCGAATCCCGATTCCCTGAGCTGTTAAAGCTGCTCGATACCGTTCATTGAGGTGACCGTGAGAGCACTACTGACCCCTGAAATTGCCCCGCGTATGGGGATCGTATTGTTCAGGCCTGGTTCAGAGCTGATGCCCCTGTTTATGCAGGGGCGTGTCCTGCTGGAGCCTGAGCCGGAGCGTTATTCATCTTTCGCCAGTGGTGCCGTTCCAGCGGCATCACAACCGCTGGCGGATGATCCTGCCGTTCGGGCCGTGTTCCGCAATGAGGCAGTGATCCGTCGTGCTGGTGGCGTGGAATGTCTTGAAAGCTGGTTACTTCGTGAAAAGGGCTGTCAGTGGCCTCATTCCGACTGGCACAGCGAGAACATGACCACAATGCGACGCGCGCCGGGCGTAATCCGTCTGTGTTGGCACTGCGATAACCAGTTGCGTGATCAGTTCACGGAACGGCTGGAATCAATGGCAACGGATAACTGTGCCCGCTGGGTGTTATCTGTTGTGCGCCGTGATCTCGGTTTTGATGATAGTCACGTTGTGACAATGCCGGAACTGTGCTGGTGGCTGGTTCGTAATGACCTGGCGGATGCCTTACCGGAAAGTGCAGCCCGTAAGGCACTGAGATTACCGAAGCCTGTTGTGCCGTCTGTTACCCGGGAAAGTGACCTTGTGCCTTCGGTTCCTGCCACCAGCATCATCCAGGATAAAGCGAAAAAGGTGCTGGCGCTGAAAGTGGATCCGGAGTCGCCGGGGTCTTTTATGTTACGCCCAAAACGTCGCCGCTGGGTTAATGAAAAGTACACGCGCTGGGTTAAGACACAGCCGTGTGCATGTTGTGGAAAGCCTGCTGATGATCCCCACCACCTGATAGGTCACGGTCAGGGTGGAATGGGAACAAAAGCGCATGACCTCTTTGTGTTGCCTTTGTGCAGAAAGCATCACGACGAGCTGCATGCGGATACCGTGGCATTTGAAGAGAAGTATGGCTCCCAGCTGGAGCTGATATTTCGTTTTATCGATCGTGCGCTGGCAATTGGCGTGCTGGCCTGATTTTGTGGAGAAAGTTGATGCGTGATATGTATGAAGTATTGGACCGCTGGGGAGCATGGGCTGCAGCAGATAACAGTGGCGTGGACTGGCAGCCGATAGCTGCAGGCTTCAAGGGGCTTTTACCTCATGGCAAAAAGTCCCGGGTTCAGTGTGATGATGACGAAGGCATTATGATAGACAGTTGTGTGGCTCGGTTGAGAAAGTATAAACCAGAGGAATATGAGCTAATCATAGCTCACTTTGTCATTGGTATCTCATTACGCACTATTGCCAAGAAGAGAAGATGTTCAGATGGCACAGTTAGGAAAAAATTGCAGACTGCCTTGGGGTTTGTTGAAGGATGTATTTGTTTGATTGAGTTCTAAAAAGAATGAGGCGTAAGCCTCATTCTTTATCTTTAATTATAAGTTTCGATTTTTCATCATGCATTTTGTCTATCATAAAATACATACCTAATGCCGTTGTGTATATAATGTTGCATATGGTACTTAAATAAATAAACAAAAGTAATGATTTCACTAGTGGATATGATGAAAGGTGTAATTCCTTGATGCTTGCACTGGTTAGTTGAAGTGCTCCTCCAACGAAATACAGCGCGATGCTCATAAACGCTAAATAACCAAATAGATAAGTGAGGAATTTACGCCTTGTAAGTTTTTTACCTTTTAATACCGGAGGTATGCCATGCATAACTTCATCCATACCATCCTTACTGAAGGTTGCAACTGCAGCCATAGATGCAATGTAAAAACCAGATAGTATTTGAAGTATCCCGTTTACTAAAGACACAAGACTATCCTTCCCGAGAAGTGAGATGGTTTTCGGTAAGTAATAGATGGATAAAGTAATAATTGCAGCAGTGAAAATGGGTAAAACCCAGTCAAAAAATCGCTTCTCAGGATGCTTTATGCGTAGGTAGTCTATAGGTGTAAAAACCTTAGATAAAACATACATATATGCCTCCTTTTGACAGGTTTTCCATGCCTTCACTTTAACATAAAGTTTTGCATTTTTGCGAGAAGTTCTTCGTGAAATGCTGTTTGGCAAACGGCAATTGTTGATGCCAACACTGCTTTTTCACGTTGTGCCAATTGTGCTGTTGCGAGTTCCTGTAAGCTCATTTCTTTTCCGATGGAAACAAGATCTGATGAAACGCGTTTATTTTTGTCTTTATAAGAAATTCTTAACATTGTATACTTTCTACCACGAAGTTTGTCATATGCAGACTTAATCGCCTTAATTGCACCCTCTCCGCGACGTATTTTTGTTGATAGCTTTAGTGTTTCTTCTTCAACCATTACTGTGCCATCATCATCTAAAGAGTTATCTTTAAAGCGACGAGTAGCAGTAAGTCCACATAAATAACCAGTGGATAGAGATTGCTCAAGTGTTATTGCAGCCAAAAAATCAATGTCGAAAATAGGTCTGCACTTAAGTTCTTTTTTCCCTCCTGAACGGATAAAGGAAAAATTATTTTCTCGCAGGAAATAAGTTAAAGCTTGGGCTAATAAACCTCTGGTAATGCCCGGAACTTCTTCTAAAATTGCCTCATAACAATCTTGGAATGATGAGTCGCTCGGTCTTTTTTTGATAAGCACATGAGCAGAGTACCCCATACCTTCATCATTTTGCTTTTTCTCAATTCTGGTTTCACCAGTTTTTATGTTGGAAAAGGCGGGATCAGAAGCATCTTTATTTATATATTGAAAAAGCAATTTCAGGTAATTTTCATCGTCTTTTATGGATAGCAATCTTATGACAGAACGTCCTTTGTTTAATTCGTAAACAGCTTCTCCTTTGTTATAGCGATTTTTTAAAACAGGAATACAGTTTACTAAAGGCATGTCAGGTGCGTCATTAGGATACTTCTTTAAAGTAACCTGGCATTTGATCATGAAACGTTCATTATCTCCCAAGAGCATATCTGTTCCTTATACGAGCACTAATACTGATTGCTGTTTTTAGTTCAGCAGAACCAAAGGTTAACTGATTGTGCTTGATAGTATATATTTTTCACTAACGCGTACGCAAAAAGTATTGTATCGTGTTAAGAGTGGTTACTTCGCCACACAACTTAAACCCGCCGCTGAGCGGGTTTTGTCGTTTCTGGGCCTAGGGATTCGTTGGGCCTGGTCTATCCCGCAGTTATCCATTGGCTCGGCTTCTTTGACGTTTCCGCTTCTGATTTGCGGTACATGATGTTCCCTCAATTTGCACCTGCTGTATCAGCGAGGTGAGAGATAACTACAAATGCCTCATAACCCAAATACCTGGCTGGAGTTGGTCCAGAGCTGGTGGCGTGGAGACACACCGCTGGGCGCAGTGATTATGTCGATTGTTATGGCTGGTTTACGTATTGCCTATTTTGGCGGTGGTGGCGGCTGGAAGCGAAAAACACTCGAAATTCTACTCTGTGGCGCTCTGACGCTGACTTTTGCATCCGCTCTTGAGTATGTCGGATGGCCTAAATCACTATCTGTTGCCATTGGTGGTGGGGTGGGGCTGATCGGTGTCGATGCTATTCGTGGGGCTGCAATGAGAGTAATCGGTAACAAGTTTGGTGGCTCTAAGGAGTAATTTATGCAGGTACTAAATTCCCAGCGTAAAGCTTTCCTCGATATGGTGGCATGGTCAGAAGGAACGGATAACGGGCGACAACCGACACGTAACCACGGTTATGATGTTATTGTTGGCGGCGAACTGTTTACTGATTACTCCGATCACCCTCGCAAACTTGTCACGCTAAACCCCAAACTCAAATCAACAGCCGCCGGGCGTTATCAGCTTCTTTCACGCTGGTGGGATGCTTACCGTAAACAGCTTGGTTTGAAAGACTTCTCCCCCAAAAGCCAGGACGCAGTGGCATTGCAGCAGATTAAAGAGCGTGGTGCTTTACCGATGATTGATCGCGGTGATATCCGTCAGGCTATCGATCGTTGCAGCAATATCTGGGCGTCATTACCCGGTGCAGGTTACGGTCAGTATGAGCATAAAATCGGTGACCTGATTGCCCGATTTAAAGAGGCTGGTGGGGTGGTAAATGAAGTTGAGCTATAAGCTGGTTATCGCTGCTTTCTTCGTTACTGTCATTGGTTCTTTTATCTGTTCAGCGAATCATTACCACAATAAAGCTATTGAATACAAAAAGCAGCGTGATGAGAATGCTATGGCATTAGATTCGGCTATGGCGACCATTTCTGATATGCAGAAGCGTCAACGTGACGTAGCAGAACTTGACGCCAGATACACAAAGGAGCTTGCTGATGCTAACGCGACTATCGAAAGCCTCCGTGCTGATGTTTCTGCTGGGCGTAAGCGCCTGCAAGTCGCCGCCACCTGTGCAAAATCAACGACCAGAGCCAGCGGCATGGGCGATGGAGAAAGCCCAAGACTTACAGCAGATGCTGAATTCAATTATTACCGTCTCCGAAGTGGAATCGACAAGATAACTGCGCAGGTTAATTACCTACAGGAATACATTAGAGCGCAGTGTGTTAACTAGCTGATTATATTAGTAAAGTGATATTATTACGTTCTAATACCCTGTTTGGGGACAGCTAATTCCTTTGGATGCTAAAATACGGAGTTCATTCCTGCTTGAAGCGATAATACTGGTAGCGTTGTGATCAGAAAGCATAGGCTCACAGGCTACAATGAATTGACGCGAGATGAGTACAATTGGTGTTCTTTATTGGTTGTCGATGTGAGTATCTGAAAGACTTGTCCGTTTTGAAAAAGTGTACAGTGCAATACTCGTTTGTTAATGATATTAGAACTTTTAGTCAGTAATGCTGATGAGCTACTTTTGTTGCTGATTTTATTGATAAATTTTTCTGTGTTCTTATTATATACCTCTGATTTTTTGGGAGAGCGAATATGGAAAAGTATGTAATCAGGGCAAATAGCAATCATATACTAGCTGCTCACAAGGCTATGCAATTAGGAATATCAAAAGCTAAGGCTTTAAATTGCGAACTTAAACTTATTTTTGCAACATTTGATTAACATGCTAACTCAACTATTTTTAAGGAAGCTGTTGGGGAGCGAATTCATGATTTTTTGGTCAAAAAAAGAAAATGTAAAATATCGGATGTGATTGTCTCAATCGAAACACGACAAACTATAAAAAAAACATATGTAACTCAAAATTATGTAGCTGTGCATTTTTGGCCTTCAGGGGAGTCAGCAGGTGAACTTCTTAAACCTGCGAATTTATGCAAAGTGCTTATAGACGTAGAATGGGCAGAAAATGAGTTAAACGACTGGATGCTAAATAACCATGCAATGTTAATAAGTTGCTAACAAGACCCGCTTTAGCGGGTTTTTTATTGGAGATAATATGGCGTCACGAATTCCCCGAGCATGTCGTAAGCACGGGTGTGCGGGGACTACAACAGACAATTCTGGGTATTGTGTTAAACATCGTGGTGAAGGATGGATCCAATATCAACGCGGCCTGTCCCGTCATCAGCGCGGTTATGGTTCGAAGTGGGACGCTATCCGCGTGCGCGTCCTGAAGCGTGACAAAGGTTTATGTCAGTTATGTCTGCGTGCCGGTGTGGTGCGTGAGGCGAAAACCGTTGACCACATCATCCCTAAAGCGCATGGCGGCACTGATGCCGACTGTAATCTGCAGAGTCTGTGCTGGCCGTGTCATAAGGCGAAGACGGCCCGTGAACGGTTAAAGTGATAATAACTCTCAACTGTCTGAGGGGAGGGGCGGGTCAAATCCCTGTGACCTGACGTCTTCCGGACTGCCCGCCCCATCGTTTTTTTATACCCGCGAAAAATGAAATTTAACCAGGAGTGCCGCATATGGCTGGAACGGCGGGGCGTTCCGGGCGTCGCCCTAAGCCAACGGCGCGCAAGGCGCTGGCCGGAAACCCCGGCAAGCGAGCCCTGAACAAAGATGAACCTGTTTTTACGCCCATCAAAGGTGTTGAGCCACCGGAGTGGTTCGCTGAAGAAGAGCTTCCTCTCGCCACGATCATGTGGCAACTGACAACCAAAGAACTCTGCGGTCAGGGCCTGCTGTGCGTGACTGACCTCGCAGTGCTTGAGCGGTGGTGCGTGGCCTATGAGTTCTGGCGACGTGCCGTGAAAAATATTGCCAGACAGGGCAACACCATCACCGGTGCAATGGGCGGCATGGTCAAAAATCCGGAGCTGACCGCCAAAAAAGAACAGGAGTCCGAGATGAGCAGTACGGGGGCAATGCTCGGACTCGACCCCAGCAGCCGCCAGCGTCTGATTGGCCTGGCGGGGCAGAAGAAAGCCACTAACCCGTTTCTGAAAATTATCGAATCATGAGCCGGAAATCTTACCCCAACGTAAATGCTGCAAATCAGTATGCCCGGGATGTCGTGCGCGGAAAGATTGTGGCCTGCCAGTTTGTGATTCAGGCCTGCCAGCGCCATCTTGATGACCTGATGGCGGAAAAAAGTAAGTCGTTTCGTTACCGCTTCGACAAGGACCTGGCTGAACGGGCCGCCAAATTTATTCAGCTGTTGCCGCACACCAAGGGTGAGTGGGCATTTAAGAGGATGCCCATCACGCTGGAGCCGTGGCAGCTCTTTGTGATCTGCTGCGCGTTTGGCTGGGTCAATAAAGGCTCCCGGCTGCGCCGCTTCCGTGAGGTGTATACCGAAATCCCCCGTAAGAACGGCAAATCGGCAATCTCTGCCGGTGTCGCCCTGTATTGTTTTGCCTGTGATAACGAGTTCGGCGCGGAAGTGTATTCCGGTGCCACGACGGAGAAACAGGCATGGGAAGTCTTTCGTCCGGCAAGACTGATGTGTAAACGCACACCCATGCTGACGGAAGCGTTCGGGATTGAGGTTAACGCCTCAAACATGAACCGTCCGGAGGATGGTGCGCGTTTTGAACCGCTGATCGGTAACCCCGGTGATGGTTCATCACCCCACTGTGCGGTGGTGGATGAATATCACGAGCACGCCACAGATGCGCTTTACACCACGATGCTTACCGGGATGGGGGCGCGACGCCAGCCACTGATGTGGGCCATTACCACCGCCGGGTACAACATTGAGGGGCCGTGCTACGACAAACGGCGGGAAGTCATCGAGATGCTCAACGGCTCGGTGCCCAACGATGAACTGTTCGGGATCATCTATACCGTTGATGAAGGTGACGACTGGACCGACCCGCAGGTGCTGGAAAAAGCCAATCCAAATATTGGTGTGTCGGTTTATCGCGAGTTTTTGTTAAGCCAGCAGCAACGTGCGAAAAATAACGCCCGTCTGGCAAACGTCTTTAAAACAAAACACCTCAATATCTGGGTGTCGGCGCGTTCGGCGTATTTCAACCTGGTGAGCTGGCAGAGCTGCGAGGATAAATCACTGACCCTTGAGCAGTTCGAGGGGCAGCCGTGCATTCTGGCCTTTGACCTGGCGCGTAAGCTGGATATGAACAGCATGGCGCGACTTTATACCCGCGAGATTGACGGTAAAACGCATTACTACAGTGTGGCCCCGCGTTTCTGGGTACCGTATGACACGGTGTACAGCGTCGAGAAAAATGAAGATCGACGGACAGCCGAACGCTTTCAGAAATGGGTGGAAATGGGCGTTCTGACCGTTACCGATGGTGCGGAGGTGGATTATCGCTACATCCTCGAGGAGGCCAAAGCGGCGAACAAAATCAGCCCGGTCAGTGAGTCACCCATCGACCCCTTCGGGGCGACCGGGTTGTCACATGACCTTGCTGATGAAGACCTGAACCCCATAACTATCATTCAGAACTACACCAACATGTCCGACCCGATGAAAGAGCTGGAAGCGGCAATTGAATCGGGGCGCTTTCATCATGATGGCAATCCCATCATGACCTGGTGTATCGGCAACGTGGTCGGCAAAACCATTCCGGGTAACGATGATGTGGTGAAGCCCGTCAAAGAGCAGGCGGAAAACAAAATCGATGGTGCAGTTGCGCTGATTATGGCGGTTGGCAGAGCCATGCTGTACGAGAAAGAAGACACGCTGTCTGACCACATTGAGTCCTATGGGATCCGCTCGCTTTAACTGAGGTAATTATGATCATGCTGATTCTCGCGCCTCTGGTGGGCGTGCTGGGGGCGCTTTTGCTGGCTTATGGTGCCTGGCTGATTTATCCCCCGGCGGGGTTTGTTGTTGTCGGGGCGTTGTGCCTGTTCTGGTCGTGGCTGGTGGCGCGATATCTCGACCGTACACAGTCGTCTGTCGGCGGAGGTAAATAGTGTTCTTTTCGGGATTATTTCAACGAAAAAGTGACGCACCGGTGACCACGCCAGCAGAGCTGGCGGATGCTATCGGGTTGTCCTACGACACCTATACCGGAAAGCAGATCAGCAGCCAGAGGGCCATGCGACTGACGGCGGTTTTTTCCTGTGTCAGGGTGCTGGCGGAGTCGGTCGGGATGTTGCCCTGCAACCTGTATCACCTGAACGGCAGCCTGAAGCAGAGAGCCACCGGCGAACGTCTGCATAAGCTGATCTCCACGCATCCCAATGGCTATATGACGCCGCAGGAGTTCTGGGAGCTGGTGGTCACCTGTCTGTGCCTGCGGGGAAACTTTTACGCCTACAAAGTGAAAGCATTTGGCGAAGTGGCTGAACTGCTGCCCGTCGATCCCGGCTGTGTGGTACCGAAGCTTAACAGTAGCTGGGAGCCGGTCTATCAGGTCACATTCCCGGATGGCTCCACGGATGTACTGAGCCAGGAGGATATCTGGCATGTGCGCACGCTGACGCTGGACGGACTGGTGGGGCTGAATCCCATCGCCTATGCCCGCGAGGCAATATCGCTGGCGGCAGCGACCGAAGAGCACGGGGCCAGACTGTTCAGCAATGGCGCGGTGACGTCGGGTGTGTTGCGTACAGAGCAGACGTTGTCAGATCAGGCTTATGAGCGCCTGAAGAAAGATTTTGAGGAGCGTCACACCGGGCTTGGCAATGCTCACCGCCCGATGATCCTTGAGATGGGGCTGGACTGGAAGTCGATGGCGCTGAACGCCGAGGACAGCCAGTTCCTGGAAACCCGCAAGTTTCAGCTTGAAGAAATCTGTCGTCTGTTCCGGGTGCCGTTGCACATGGTGCAGAACACCGATCGCGCCACCTTCAACAATATCGAAGAGCTGGGGCTGGGATTTATCAACTATTCACTGGTGCCGTATCTGACCCGCATCGAACAGCGGATCAACACCGGACTGGTACGAAAAAGTAAGCAGGGCGTTTATTACGCCAAATTTAACGCCGGGGCGTTACTGCGCGGGGATATGAAGTCCCGTTTTGAAGCCTACGCCACCGGGATCAACTGGGGAATTTACTCTCCCAATGACTGCCGCGACCTGGAAGATATGAATCCGCGTCCCGGTGGTGATGTCTATCTCACACCGATGAACATGACCACGAAACCCTCCGATGGCAGTAAAGCCGGTAAGCAGAAGGATAACGCCAATGCAGACGAAACAACGTCTTGATGTACCGCTGAGTCTGAAATCTGTCAGTGACTCCGGGGAGTTTGAAGGGTATGGCTCCGTCTTTGGTGTAAAGGACAGCCACGATGATGTGGTGATGTCCGGGGCATTTGCTGCTTCCCTGCGGGCGTGGAGTGACAGAAAAGCGTTACCTGCGCTGCTCTGGCAGCACCGCATGGATGAGCCCATCGGTGTTTACACCGAAATGAAGGAAGACGATGTCGGGCTTTACGTCAGGGGGCGGTTGCTCATTGATGATGATCCCCTGGCAAAACGCGCACATGCACACATGAAGGCCGGTTCGTTAACCGGCCTTTCTATTGGGTACGTCCTGAAGGACTGGGAATACGACCGGACGAAAGAAGCCTTTCTGCTGAAAGAAATCGACCTCTGGGAAGTCAGTCTGGTGACGTTCCCGTCTAACGACGAGGCACGGATCAGCGACGTCAAGAACGCGCTAGCCCGCGGGGAAATCCCCGAACAGAAAAAAATCGAAAGAGTCCTGCGTGATGTCGGACTCTCCCGTACCCAGGCCAAAGCATTCATGGCCGGGGGCTATAGCGCACTGTCCCTGCGCGACGCTGAGGATGTGAGCTCTGCACTGAATGCACTGAAAAATCTGAACTTCTAATCAGGAGAAATACGATGGCGGTAGATATTAAAGATGTCGAACAGGTCGCGCAGGAGCTGCAGCAGAAGTTTGACGACTTCAAAGCAAAGAACGACAAGCGCGTGGATGCGATTGAGCAGGAAAAAGGCAAACTTGCCGGGCAGGTGGAAACCCTGAACGGAAAACTCAGCGAGCTGGAAAACCTCAAAAGCGATCTTGAAAAAGAGCTGCTTGAGCTGAAACGTCCGGCAGGTGGTGCGCAAAATAAACTGGCCACCGAGCATAAAGAAGCGTTTGTGGGCTTCCTGCGTAAAGGCCGTGAAGATGGTCTGCGCGATCTGGAGCGTAAGGCATTGCAGGTGGGCACCGATGAAGACGGTGGCTATGCCGTGCCGGAAGCGCTGGATCGCAACATTCTCACCCTGCTGAAAGATGAAGTGGTGATGCGCCAGGAAGCCACGGTGATCACCGTTGGCGGTTCCGACTACAAAAAACTGGTGAATCTGGGCGGCACGGCTTCCGGATGGGTGGGGGAAACGGATACGCGATCCCAGACTGCCACCTCCAGATTGGAGCTGATTGAACCTCTCATGGGGGAAATCTACGGCAACCCGCAGGCCACCCAGAAAATGCTGGACGATGCCTTCTTCAACGTGGAGGCCTGGATCAACAGCGAGCTGGCAACCGAATTTGCCGAACAGGAAGAAATTGCCTTTACCTCAGGCGATGGCACCAAGAAGCCGAAAGGGTTCCTGGCGTATGAATCCACTGATGAAACCGATAAGGTCCGGGCGTTCGGCAAACTTCAGCATATTGTATCCGGCGAAGCGACTGCGGTGACCGCAGACGCCATTATCAAACTTATTTACACGCTGCGTAAGGCACACCGCACCGGTGCGAAGTTCATGATGAACAACAACAGCCTGTTTGCCATCCGTCTGCTGAAAGACAGCGAGGGTAACTATCTGTGGCGTCCGGGGCTGGAGCTGGGGCAGCCGTCCTCTCTGGCGGGTTACGGTATCGCTGAAAACGAACAGATGCCGGATATCGCCGCTGATGCGAAAGCCATTGCATTTGGTAACTTCAAACGGGGTTACACCATCGTTGACCGTATCGGCACCCGCATTCTGCGTGACCCGTACACCAATAAACCGTTTGTCGGTTTTTATACCACCAAACGCACCGGCGGCATGCTGGTCGATTCGCAGGCCATCAAACTGCTGAAGATTGCAGCGGCGTAATCACTCAGGGGCGCGGAACCGCGCCCCCTGTTCTGACGGGTGAAGAATCATGATCCTGAAACAAGATCTGAAATGGTCACCGGACGGTATGCGTGTTGAGGTCATTCGGGCCGGTGAGTATGACGACGGGGCGCTTCCTGCCCGGGTGCAGGAGATTGCACTTCAGGCCGGGTTAGCAGAGCGCGGAATCAGTGCAAAAAGCAGTAAAGCGGCAAAAGAGAAAAAAGCCACGACCAGTAAAGAGGGCTGAGTATGCTTCTGACAATGGAAGAGATTAAAGCCCAACTCCGGCTGGATGAGGATTTCGATACTGATGACCGCCATCTGCAACTGCTGGCATGTGCGGCACAAAAGCGGACGGAAACGTATCTGAACCGGAAGCTCTATGCACCGGATGAAACCATTCCGGACAGCGATCCGGACGGGCTGCACCTACCGGATGATATTCGTCTGGGGATGCTGATGCTTATCAGCCATTTTTACGAAAACCGCTCTTCGGTTACGGAAGTGGAGAAACTCGACATGCCGCAGAGTTTTGGCTGGCTTGTCGGCCCGTACAGGTACTTTCCGCAATGAAAATTCGTCAGGCGCAGACCAGCGCAACCTACATTCTGCCGGACCCCGGCGAACTGAATAAACGCGTCCTGATCCGCCAGCGGGTGGATATGCCCTCGGATAACTTTGGCGTGGAGCCTCAATACCCGGTTGCGTTCCGGGCATGGGCGAAGGTTGTCCAGACCAGTGCCACCACCTGGCAGGAAACCGCGCAGACCGGAGACGCCATCACCCATTACATCACCATTCGCTACCGCCGGGGGATCACCGCTGATTATGAGGTGGTCTGCGGTGATAGTGTGTACCGGGTGAAACGTCAGCGCGATCTGAACGGTGCGCGGCGCTTTCTGCTGCTGGAGTGTACGGAGCTGGGCGAATGTAGGCAGAGTCACGGAGGCAACAATGGCGACTTCCTTTTTGCACGTTGATTTTCAGCAGCCCGCGGAGATGCGCTTTAACCGCGCCCGTGTCCGGCGGGCGTTTGTCACGATTGGTCAGCGTCATATGCGTGATGCCCGTCGGCTGGTGATGCGCCGTGCGCGGTCGGCACCGGGTGAAAACCCCGGTTATCAGACCGGACGCCTGGCACGTTCGATTGGTTATATGGTACCCAGAGCCAGTAAACATCGCCCCGGTTTTATGGCTCGTATAGCCCCTAACCAGCGTAATGGTGAGGGAAACCGCCGCATCACCGGTGATTTTTATCCGGCTTTTTTGTTCTATGGCGTGAAGAGAGGGGCAAAGCGTCGTCGCAGCCATCATCGTGGTGCATCCGGTGGCAGCGGCTGGCGACTGGCTCCACGTAATAACTTCATGGTGGAAACTCTTGAAAAGAACCGCAGCTGGACACGCTATTTTCTGGCGCGGGAATTGCGTAAATCACTGAAGCCGGAGCGACGACACAGATGAAACTGACGCCTGTTATTGCTGCACTGCGTGCCCGCTGTCCGTATTTTGAAAACCGGGTTGCAGGCGCGGCCCAGTTCAAAAATCTGCCGGAGGTCGGAAAGCTGAAACTCCCGGCGGCATATGTTGTACCGGGTGATGATTCTCCGGGAGAAAACAAAAGCCAGACCGACTACTGGCAGGAGCTGAAAGAGGGTTTCTCCGTGGTTGTCATACTGAGTAACGGGCGTGATGAGCGCGGTCAGTTTGCCTCGTATGATGTGGTGGACGATGTCCGGCAGATGCTCTTTAAGGCTCTGCTGGGCTGGAACCCGGAGGCGTGCGGTAACCCGATTACCTATGACGGCGGCACGCTGCTGGATCTGAATCGTCATGAGCTGATTTATCAGTTCGATTTTTCGGTCATCAGCGAGCTGACTGAAGACGATACCCGCCAGCAGGATGATCTGAACAGTCTGGATGAACTGCAAACGCTGGCGATTGATGTTGATTATCTCGAGCCCGGTAACGGGCCTGACGGCGATATCGAACATCACACCGAAATAACCCTTCCTTCCTGAGGATCCTCATGTTTGTCAAACCTGTTAAAGGGCGGTCAGTTCCTGACCCTGCCCGCGGCGACCTTTTGCCCGCCGAAGGGCGAAATGTTGACGAGAACAACTACTGGCTGCGCCGTGAAGCAGCGGGTGATATCCGGCGCGTGAATAAAAAGGTGAATACCGATGACGATAAGCTTTAACACCATTCCGTCGAATACGCTGGTTCCGTTGTTTTATGCGGAAATGGATAACCAGGCGGCGAATACTGCACAGGACAGCGGAGCATCGCTGCTGATTGGTCATGCCAATAACGGTGCAGAGATTGTTGCCAACAGTCTGGTACTGATGCCGTCGGCAGACTATGCACTCCAGATTTGTGGTGCGGGAAGTCAGCTGGCGCGTATGGTCGAGGCTTATCGCCAGACTGACCCGTTTGGCGAGCTGTATGTGATTGCCGTTCCGGAAGCCACAGGCGCGGCGGCAACGGTTACGCTGACGGTGACCGGGGCGGCAACCGAAACCGGCACGGTGAATGTTTATGTGGGACGTACCCGCGTGCAGGCACCGGTGACCAATGGCGATAACGTCGCGACGATTGCCGGCAGTATCCAGGATGCCATCAATGCCGTTCCGACTCTGCCGTTTACAGCTTCATCTTCGGCTGGCGTGGTCACACTGACCGCGCGTCATAAGGGGCTTTGCGGGAATGAAATTCCTGTCAGCCTCAATTACTACGGCTTTGGTGGGGGCGAAGTGCTGCCAGCGGGCGTACAGATTGCCGTGGCGACGGGTACCGCCGGAACGGGTTCTCCTGTTCTCACCGGCGCGGTGGCTGCAATGGCGGATGAGCCGTTTGATTATATCGGCCTGCCGTTCAACGACACGGCCTCCGTTAACACGCTGGTGACCGAGATGAACGATACCAGCGGTCGCTGGAGCTATGCGCGTCAGCTGTATGGTCATGTGTATACGGCAAAGATCGGCACGCTGTCAGAACTGGTGACCGCAGGTGACCAGTTTAACCAGCAGCACATTACCCTGGCGGGGTACGAAAAAGAGACCCAGACGCCTGCCGACGAGCTGGCGGCAAGCCGTACCGCCCGCGCAGCGGTGTTTATCCGCAACGATCCGGCACGTCCCACGCAGACCGGTGAGCTGGTGGGTATGCTGCCTGCGCCGAAGGGGAAACGGTTCACGATGACCGAACAACAGACCCTGCTGTCTCATGGCGTGGCAACGGCGTATGTCGAAAGCGGGGTACTGCGCATTCAGCGTGATGTCACCACGTACAGGAAAAACGCTTACGGGGTTGCGGATAACAGCTACCTCGACAGCGAGACGCTGCATACCAGTGCGTATGTACTGCGCAAACTGAAATCCGTCATTACCAGTAAGTACGGGCGTCACAAGCTTGCCAGCGACGGTACCCGCTTTGGTCCCGGTCAGGCGATTGTCACCCAGGCGGTGATCAAAGGGGAACTGCTGGCAACCTACCGTCAGCTTGAGCGTGCGGGGATCGTGGAAAACTACGAACTTTTTAAGCAGTACCTGGTTGTGGAGCGTGATGCCAGCGATCCGAACCGCCTGAACACGCTGTTCCCGCCTGACTATGTTAACCAGTTGCGTGTCTTTGCCGTGGTTAACCAGTTCCGTCTTCAGTATTCAGAGGAGTCCGCATAATGGCCCGTATCGGGGGAACCTGTTATTTCAAAATTGACGGTCAGCAGCTATCGCTGACCGGCGGCATTGAGGTGCCCATGAACAGGACGGTCAATGATGACATCATCGGCCTGGACGGTTCAGTGGACCGCAAGGAAACTCACCGTGCGCCTTATGTCAAAGGGACCTTCAAGGTGCCGAAGAATTTTCCGGTGAGCAAAATCACCTCGTCTGATGAGATGACAATCACTGCCGAGCTGGCGAACGGTCAGGTCTATGTACTGTCGTCTGCCTGGCTGCACGGCGAAGCGAACCATAATGCCGAAGAAGGCACGGTTGATCTTGAGTTCCACGGTGAAGAAGGGGATTACCAGTAATGAAAGAGCTTGAGTTAAAGAAACCGATTATTGCTCATGGCGAGACACTCTCCGTACTGGAGTTTGATGAACCCACCGGGAAGGATGTCCGCGAGCTGGGGTATCCCTACCAGATGAATCAGGATGAGTCCGTCAGACTTCTGGCGCATGTGGTGTCGAAATACATTGTGCGGCTGGCGAAAGTGCCGCAAAGCTCTGTCGACCAGATGTCTCCGGCAGACCTGAATGCAGCGGCGTGGCTTGTGGCCGGTTTTTTCCTCCAGGCCTGACGGCTGAATACCTCACTGATCGCTTCTTTGACTGCGCCAGCTACTGGCGCATTAATCCCTTCGAATTGCTGAATATGCCGATCAGTGAAATTCCCTTGCTGGTCAGTCAGGCAAACAGGATAGAGCAGGAGAAACGCACACATGGCTGAATTTGAGCTTAAGGCGTTGATCACCGGTGTCGACAGGCTTTCTCCCGCGCTGTCGAAAATGCAAAAGAAAATCCGGGGATTTAAACGCCAGGCGGAAGAAGCGTCACAGGGTGGGCTGGCGCTTGGTGGCGGACTGGCTGCGGGTCTGACGCTTTCCCTGAAATCTTATGCCGATCAGGAAAACGCCGCCACCGGGCTGAAAGTTGCCATGATGGATGCGAACGGTGAGGTCGGAAAGCGCTTTCAGGACATCAATAAACTGGCTATTGGCCTGGGTAACCAGCTACCCGGTACAACGGCTGATTTCCAGAACATGATGCAGATGCTGGTGCGTCAGGGGATCCCGGCAGAAAACATTCTTGGCGGTGTGGGTAAAGCGACAGCTTATCTTGCGGTACAACTGAAAAAAACACCGGAAGCGGCTGCTGAGTTTGCTGCAAAGATGCAGGATGCTACCGGAACGGCGTCAGAAGACATGATGGGGCTGTTCGACACTATCCAGAAGGCGTTTTATCTGGGCGTTGACGATACCAACATGTTGTCCTTCTTCACTAAAACCAGTTCTGTTCTGAAGATGGTGAACAAGGACGGTCTTCAGGCTGCACAGAGCCTTGCCCCCATCAGCGTTATGATGGATCAGATGGGGATGAACGGGGAGTCGGCAGGTAATGCCCTGCGAAAAGTTATCCAGTCCGGATTAAGCGTTAAGAAAATCAGGGACGTCAATAAAGTCATGGCCCGCCAGAAACTCGGGGTACAGCTCGATTTTACTGACGGCAAAGGAAGTTTTGGCGGTCTTGATAACATGTTCAGGCAACTGGCAAAGCTGCGAAAACTGACCGACGTTAAGCGAACAGGTGTACTTAAGGCAATATTTGGTGATGATGCCGAAACCCTTCAGGTGGTCAATGCACTAATCGATAAAGGAAAGGATGGCTACGATCAGATCCAGCAGAAGATGAATAAACAGGCCAGCCTGAATAAACGTGTTCAGGCCCAGCTTGGTACGCTGTCCAACCTGTGGGAGGCAATGACGGGGACCGCAACTAACGGCCTTGCGGCTATTGGCGGCGCATTTTCTGGTGACGCCAAAAATATCACGCAATGGCTGGGGGAGTTAGGGGAAAAATTCACGAAGTTTGCGGATGAAAATCCCCGGGTTATTCGCGGTGTCGTCGGGCTTGCTGCCGGTCTTGCGATTCTGAAACTGGGATTGATGGGCGTTGGCGGTGCCATCAGTATTGTCAGCAGGATCATGTCGATGACGCCGATTGGCATGATTGCGACGGCGATAGCCCTGGCTGCGGGATTAATTATCACTAATTGGGATGTTGTCGGACCTTATTTCAAGAAACTCTGGGAAACCATTGGTCCTTATTTTGAGACTGGCTGGGAACTTCTTAAGAAGGTTTTTGCCTGGTCGCCGCTGGGGATGGTGATCAATAACTGGGGACCGGTTGTTAAGTGGTTTCAGGATATGTGGGACAAGCTGAAGCCAATTATTGAGTGGTTTACCGACAGTTCCGGTGACACGGTCGATGCCATTAACTCTGCGCAGTGGGGCGCGGGTGCTTATGATGCTTATGGGACGGGAATACCGGCGCGGGGATACACACCTTATCCGGCGGTGGATCCGGCTCAGTCAAACAACGCCTCCGGTGCCACAGGCTCGAATCCCTTCATGATTAACAAAGCTTCTGCGCCAAAAGTTGATGGTGAGATCAAGGTCTCTTTTGTGAATTCGCCTCCGGGGATGCGGGTTATGGAAACGCGATCCAGCGGTTTTGATGTCAGCCATGATGTTGGCTATACGTGCTTTGGCAGGTAATGAAAAATTAATCTGTTAATGAGTCCCACTCCGGTGGGATTTTTTATGTACGGAGTTTATATGACGTGGAAAGACAGACTTCAGGACGCGTCATTTCGCGGTGTGCCGTTTAAGGTTGAAGAAGAAAGTACGGGAACCGGTCGTCGTGTGGAAACGCACGAATACCCGAACCGCGACAAACCCTATACCGAAGACCTGGGGAAAATCACTTTCCGCCCGTCCATCACGGCTTATGTGGTGGGAGATGACTGCTTTGACCAGCGCGATCGCCTGATTGACGCGCTGAATAAACCCGGTCCTGGCACGCTTGTCCATCCGACTTACGGTGAGCTGAAAGTCTGTGTTGACGGAGAGGTTCGGGTCAGCACATCGAAGAGTGAAGGGCGTATTGTCCGCTTTGACCTGAAGTTTGTCGAAGCGGGAGAACTCTCTTACCCCACATCAGGTGCGGCGACGGCGCAGACGCTGATGTCATCCTGTTCTGCACTGGATGACTGCATCAGTGACAGTTTCAGTAGTTTCAGTATCGATGGCGTGGCAGATTTTGTGCAGAACGACGTCGTCGGTAATGCCGGCACAATGCTTGGGTATGTTTCTGATGCGATGAAAGTGGTGGATTCTGCCGTATCGGATGCCGCCAGGCTGTTGCAGGGGGATATCTCGGTACTTCTGCCGCCGCCATCGTCAGGCAAAAATTTCGTTGAGCAGGTGCAGAAAATGTGGCGTACCGGGAAACGCCTTTATGGTAACGCCAGCGACCTGGTCACCATGATCAAAACGCTTTCCGGTGTCAGCCTTGGCAGCGATCTGCAACCGCGCGGCGTCTGGAAAACGGACAGTAAAACCACCGCCACGGCGACACAGCAGCGTAACGTGGTTGCCAGCATCCTTCGTACGACCGCAATCAGCGAAGCGGCGTATGCCGTCACCCGATTGCCTGCGCCAACAACTTCCGCGGTGATGCAGAATGCCGCAGTGGGGCAGGCAACAACACCCGCGCAGAGCACTGGCTGGCCTTCCGTCACGCATCCGGCACTGAACAATGCACCGGCGGTGAAAAGCACGGTTGACCTGCCAACGTGGGAAGAACTGACTGACATTCGCGACACACTGAATACGGCAATTGATAAGGAGTTGTCCCGTACAACCAGTGATGCGCTGTTTCTGGCGCTGCGCCGGGTGAAAGCAGATCTGAATGCGGATATCAACACGCGCCTTGAACAGTCTGCACGGATCATTCAGCGCACGCCGGATGAGGTTTTACCCGCGCTGGTGCTGGCGGCGACCTGGTTTGATAACGCGGCGCGTGACGGGGACATTATCCGGCGTAATGCCATTACGCATCCCGGCTTTGTGCCGGTGATCCCTCTGAAGGTGCCAGTGCAATGAACGATAACGTCACGCTACGGGTAAATGGCCGGGAGTGGAATGGCTGGACATCGGTGCGCATCGGTGCCGGTGTTGAACGACTGGCGCGGGATTTCAGTGTGGAGATCACCCGCCAGTGGCCGGGAGATGAGGGTATCACCACGCTTCAGCCGCGCATTAAAAACGGTTCAAAAGTGGAAGTGCTGATTGGTGATGAGCTGGTGATCACTGGCTGGGTGGAGGCGACGCCCGTTCGTTACGATGCCCGTTCGGTCAGCACCGGTATTGCCGGACGTAGTCTGACCGCTGACCTGATTGACTGTGCAGCCGAACCGACACAGTTTAACGGACGATCGCTGGTACAGATTGCGCAGGCGCTTGCTGCGCCTTTCGGCATTGAGGTGGTGAACAGCGGTGCGCCGTCGGGTGTTATTCCTGATGTCCAGCCTGATCACGGTGAAACGGTGATTGAGGTAATCAACAAAATACTCGGTCAGCAGCAGGCGCTGGCTTATGACGACCCGCACGGCAGGCTGGTGATTGGCGGTATTGGCTCAACGCGGGCACATACCGCGCTGGTACTTGGGGAAAACATCCTTTCCTGTGATACGGAGAAGAGTATCCGGGAGCGGTTTTCAGTTTACCAGGTGGCGGGGCAGCGTGCCGGAAACGACGATGATTTCGGTGAGGCCACCACCACCGCGCTGCGGGCCCGCACAGAGGACGCATTTATTGCCCGTTACCGTCCGATGTATATCAGGCAGACAGGGCAGGCCACGGGGGCAGGCTGTATTGCCCGTGCTGACTTTGAAGCCCGGCAACGGGCGGCGCGGACGGATGAAACCACCTATGTGGTGCAGGGCTGGCGACAGGGTAACGGTACGCTGTGGCAGCCCAACCAGCGGGTGATTGTCTTCGATCCGGTCTGTGGTTTCGACAATACCGAACTGCTTGTTTCGGAAGTCACGTTTACTCAGGACCAGAACGGCACCCTGACGGAAATCCGTGTCGGCCCGCCTGATGCTTATCTGCCTGAACCCGAAGCCCCCGGCTCGCGGAAAAAGAAAAAAGCCAGAGTACAGGAGGATCCGTTCTGATGAGGACGATTGAAGCCATGCAGCGACAACTCCTCGGCCTGATTGGGCGGGCCGTGGTGAAAAGCATCAGTGCCGCCACGAAATGTCAGACCGTGGATGTGTCCCTGATTGCCGGTGAACCCAAAGCAGGGGTTGAACATCTTGAACCCTACGGTTTTACCTCAAGGGCAAACAGCGGTGCGGAAGCGGTGGTGTTGTTTCCGGATGGCGACCGTTCTCATGCGGTGGTTGTTACGGTGTCGGACCGGCGCTACCGCCTGAAAGGGCTGCAGACGGGTGAGGTGGCTGTCTATGACGATCAGGGGCAGTCCGTGACGCTGACCCGGGAGGGGATCGTGGTGGACGGTGCAGGTAAAACGATCACGTTTCGCAATTCACCTAAAGCACGTTTTGAAATGGACCTGGAAGTGACCGGACAGGTGAAAGACCTGTGCGACTCCGGCGGCACCACCATGTCAGCGATGCGGCTTGCCTATAACGGCCATCGTCACAGAGAGAACGGTCAGGGCAGTAACACCGACAAACCGGATAAAGCGATGGAGGCATGATGGAACTGTGGCTGACGGTGAACGGTAAACGCACCTGCGCCAGCGCACCGCTGGATCCGCTGACCCGCGCCGTGGTGATTTCCCTGTTTACCTGGCGGCGGGCGGAGCCTGATGACAATGCCGACGTCCCGATGGGATGGTGGGGGGATACCTGGCCTGCGGTACAGAATGACCGTTACGGCTCCCGGCTGTGGCTGCTTCAGCGCGGCAAACTGACCAATCAGCTGGTGCAGACGGTAAGGGGGTATATCCGCGAATGCCTGCAATGGATGATTGATGACGGTGTGGTGTCCCGTATTGATCTGGATATCCGCCGCACCGGGATTAATGAACTGGGTAACAGTATCACTCTCTGGCGTCGTGACGGACCGGTAATGATTTCTTTTGATGATCTGTGGAGTGCGATAATGCATGGCGGACAGTGAATTTCAGCGCCCGACGCTGGCAGAAAATATCAGTATGCTCCGTAACGATTTATTCGCCAGGCTGGACGTCAGCGACACGCTCCGGCGCATGGATGAAGACGTGCGGGCAAAGGTGTATGCGGCGGCGCTGCATACGGTTTACGGGTACATCGATTATCTGGCAATGAACATGCTGCCTGACCTGTGCGATGAGTCCTGGCTGGCGCGACATGCTGCGATGAAACGGTGTCCGCGCAAGGGGGCCACGACTGCCAGCGGGTATATGCGCTGGGAAGGTGTCAGCGATGGCCTGAAGGTGACCGCCGGGAGTGTTATTCAGCGCGATGACCTGGTTCAGTACACGGCAACTGCCGATGCAACCAGCTCCGGTGGTGTCCTGCGCGTGCCGATCGCCTGCTCAAGTGCAGGCGCGGTCGGTAACGCTGACGACGGTACGTCATTAATCCTGGTCACGCCGGTGAATGGTCTGCCGTCTTCCGGCGTGGCAGATACCCTGACAGGTGGATTTGATACTGAAGAGCTGGAAACGTGGCGCGCCCGCGTCATTGAGCGGTATTACTGGACGCCTCAGGGCGGGGCTGACGGGGACTATGTCGTCTGGGCTAAAGAAGTGCCCGGCATTACCCGCGCATGGACATACCGTCACTGGATGGGAACGGGAACTGTCGGTGTGATGATTGCCAGCAGTGACCTGATTAATCCCATTCCGGAAGAATCAACGGAAACGGCGGCAAGACAACATATCGAGCCACTGGCCCCGGTGGCAGGCTCTGATTTGTATGTATTCAGGCCGGTGGCGCATAAAGTGGATTTTCATATCCGTGTGACGCCGGATACACCGGAAATACGAGCCGCCATCACCGCGGAGTTGCGTTCGTTCCTGCTGCGTGATGGTTATCCGCAGGGAGAACTGAAGGTGTCACGTATCAGTGAAGCGATTTCCGGTGCGAACGGGGAATACAGCCATCAGTTGCTTGCCCCGGCGGACAATATCTCCATTGCAAAAAATGAGCTGGCAGTTCTGGGGACGATTTCATGGACGTGACAAACGATGATTATATCCGTCTGTTGTCGGCACTGTTGCCGCCCGGTCCGGCGTGGTCAGTCAGCGATCCGGCGATTGCCGGTGCGGCACCGTCATTAACCCGCGTTCATCAGCGTGCGGATGCCCTGATGCGGGAGCTGGATCCGCGCACCACCACTGAACTGATAAACCGCTGGGAGCGTCTGTGCGGCCTGCCGGATGAATGTATTCCGGCGGGAACGCAGACCCTTCGCCAGCGTCAGCAACGGCTGGATGCGAAGGTTAATCTGGCGGGCGGCATCAATGAGGATTTTTACCTTGCACAGCTTGCTGCCCTGGGCAGACCGGATGCCACCATCACGCGATACGATAAAAGCACTTTCACCTGCTCATCTGCCTGTACTGACGCGGTGAATGCGCCGGAATGGCGGTATTACTGGCAGGTCAACATGCCAGCCGCCACCAACACCACCTGGATGACATGTGGCGATCCCTGTGATTCCGCGCTGCGTGTCTGGGGCGACACCGTCGTCGAATGTGTGCTTAACAAACTCTGCCCGTCGCATACCTACGTAATTTTTAAATATCCGGAGTAATCCATGCATCGTATAGACACGAAAACCGCGCAGAAGGATAAGTTCGGCCCGGGTAAGAACGGTTTTACCCGTGGTAACCCCCAGACAGGCACGCCTGCCACCGATCTGGATGATGACTACTTTGACATGTTGCAGGAAGAACTCTGCAGCGTGGTGGAGGCCTCCGGTGCCAGCCTGGAGAAGGCGCGGCACGACCAGTTGCTTACCGCGCTTCGTGCGCTGCTGTTAAGCCGCAAGAATCCGTTTGGCGATATCAAATCGGATGGCACGGTGAAAACAGCTCTCGAAAACCTTGGTTTGGGAGAAGGTGCTAACTGGGTTATGTTACCTGGAGGAATGATAATTCAGCGTGTTTATCTTGGATTTCCTGTCGGCACCAATGTAAGACACATAACTTTCCCCCGGTCGTTTACAACAACGAACTATTCCATCTCAATTAACTGGAATGATATCGGTACTGTAACAACTGAAACACAATCGCCAGCAAATGTGGCGGTTGTTCATCAAACAAAATCATTAACAGGGGCCAGCATCTGGCAGGCAGGTCCCGGGGGATTTAATGTGGACATTATAGCGGTGGGGTATTGATATGTACGTATGGAGCGCTAAAGCAAATGGCTTTTTCCCCATATCGGAGAAAGAAAAATTTGAGGCATCAGGTCTGTGGCCTGATGATGGTGTAATAGTCAGTGAGGAAGAACATAAAAAGTTATTTACGGATATTCTACCAGGAAAACAGATTGGAACACTGAATGGAAAACCAGCACTGATAGATATTCCTCAGCCGACCAAAAAGGAATTAATAGCTATTGCTGAAGTTAAAAAATCCCAATTACGGGAAAAAGCTGACAGTGAAATATCCTGGCGTCAGGATGCTGTTGATGCTGATATCGCAACTGATGAAGAAACTTCAACTCTCACCAAATGGAAGAAATACCGTGTGCTGCTGATGCGTGTTGATACTTCAACAGCACCCGATATTGAATGGCCTACGCCTCCGGCAGTTCAGGCCAGATGACATCCGGCGTGGTGCTGGTATCTGTTACCGTCACCGCGTCAATGTAATCCAGCACGGCGTTAAGTCGGGTTGTTTCTGCCTGCGTCAGCTTCCGCCCGGCCTGTAATTTCAGTTGAATCAGACTGATGGAAGCCATTGCAGCATCAATCAGCGACTGGCGCTGTGCTTCTGCCGCGTCTACTGCGGCACTATGCTGTGCCTCAGTATCTGTCACCCATTTCTCACCATCCCATTTATCGTATGGCGTTAACGGGACGATAGTGGTTGTATTTTCAGGGTAATCACCCGGAGCTGTGATTTCTTTTGATTCTCCCGTTTCGGTGTTATAGACAACTTCACCGCGATGGTCTGGCACATATTCCCATGAGTTTAAATCTGCCGAACGGCAGATTGCATAACCAACCTTATGTGTGCCAGGAGCATCTAAACAGGAATATGCAGGGATACCGACACCCACAGCAAGATATTCAGTTGATGCAGAAATATACTCCCGTGTCTCACTGTCATAGTTATAAACGGTAATCTCTCCTGCCTTTGTGGCAATAAATTTATTATTTAAGATGGCGTTATACATCATGCAGCCCTCACAATGTAATTAAATGAAATATTACGTGGGCGTGTCTCTGCTGCACCGACAATACTGGTACTCAACCCCGTTGCCGTTCGTTTGTTATTTTTATTTCCTTCAATCAGACAGTTGTAATCATCATTACCAATTAACGAATTGGTGGCATCAATACTGTCCGGGGACAAGGCATTAGTTGTGGAACTTAAAGTCAGCATCTCGTCTGAACTTGGAAGATTTTTTAATGGTGTTTCATTGCGTGAAATACCCGCGTAAAAAAAGGACTCATGCCTGTGAGCTTCAAAAGAGTCATTCTGAAGACTTAGCAAGGCTCGCCCCGCATCCACTCCACGTCCATCATCCCAGCCACGAATAAATTCACCGCGTAAATCAGGCAATTTATTGGTCGGGTAAGCCTTTGCCAGTTCCGGGTATTCTTCAGCAGAAAAAGCCGCACCATTGCATTTCAGCCAGCCTGTTGGCGGAGTGGCTGAAGGCCACGGAACAGGCACCCCAACCGGTAATGCAGAGCCTTCTCCCAAACCAACGTTTATGAAAATGCAGAAATAACGAGCAAATGGCATCATTCCTGCTTTTGTCAGAGGGAGCCACTATGCTTATTGGCTATGTACGCGTATCAATAAATGACCAGAACACAGATCTACAACGTAATGCGCTGAACTGTGCAGGATGCGAGCTGATTTTTGAAGACAAGATAAGCGGTACAAAGTCCGAGACCTAGGGCTGACACTGCTGTTCTTGATGCAAATTAAAGGATTTAATAGTGAGTAGCGGCCTTACTAATGTAAGGCCGTTATAATTATTTTATTAATTGCATTAATCGTGTTTTGGCCATACTTTCAATGCAATTTCCCCCAACTTTTTACCCCGCTCCAGGATTTCATCCTCATCCCATTTATCCTTAACTATAAGTGGAATGTTCAGTCGTAGATTGGTGTGGACGATGAGAGCATCACGTTTTTTCAGAAATACAGCATTCTGAACAGAAGTAAGCGTACAGCCTGAACCGTCTGGTCAGAATCTGACGAATTAGACAAAGTGGTGTCCACCAAATAAGTAGTGGGAACCAAAGTGTCAGATATGCAGAAAAATGTGACTCCCGGCAGGCGAAAAGGCTGCCCTAATTATCCTCCCGAATTTAAACAGCAGCTCGTTGCTGCCTCCTGTGAACCCGGGATATCCATCTCAAAACTTGCTCTTGAAAATGGCATTAACGCCAATCTGTTGTTCAAATGGCGACAACAATGGCGCAAGGGAAAGCTGCTATTACCTTCTTCAGAGAGCCCCCAGCTACTTCCTGTGACTCTCGATGCAGCTGCCGAACAGCCAGAATCGCTCGCAGAGGACCCGGAAACCCTCAGTATCAGCTGTGAGGTAACGTTCCGGCACGGGACGCTCCGCTTCAATGGCAATGTCAGCGAAAAGCTCCTGACTCTGCTGATACAGGAACTGAAGCGATGATCCCGTTACCTTCCGGGACCAAAATTTGGCTGGTTGCCGGTATCACCGATATGAGAAATGGCTTCAACGGCCTGGCTGCGAAAGTACAGACGGCGCTGAAAGACGATCCCATGTCCGGCCATGTTTTCATTTTCCGGGGCCGCAGCGGCAGTCAGGTTAAACTGCTGTGGTCCACCGGTGACGGGCTGTGCCTCCTGACCAAACGGCTGGAGCGTGGGCGCTTCGCCTGGCCGTCAGCCCGTGATGGCAAAGTGTTCCTTACGCAGGCGCAGCTGGCGATGCTGCTGGAAGGTATCGACTGGCGACAGCCTAAGCGGCTGCTGACCTCCCTGACCATGCTGTAAATCTCTTTATCCTGGTTGTCACAGAATAAGCCCGGTAAAATACGGGCTTATGAACGACATCTCTTCTGACGACATCTTCCTGCTGAAACAGCGCCTGGCCGAACAGGAAGCGCTGATCCACGCCCTGCAGGAAAAGCTGAGCAACCGGGAGCGCGAAATAGACCATCTGCAGGCGCAGCTGGATAAACTCCGCCGGATGAACTTCGGCAGTCGTTCCGAAAAAGTCTCCCGCCGTATCGCACAAATGGAAGCCGATCTGAACCGGCTTCAGAAAGAGAGCGATACGCTGACTGGTAGGGTGTATGACCCGGCAGTACAGCGTCCGTTGCGTCAGACCCGCACCCGTAAGCCGTTCCCTGAATCACTACCCCGTGACGAAAAGCGACTGTTGCCTGCGGCGCCGTGCTGCCCGAACTGCGGCGGTTCACTGAGCTATCTGGGCGAGGATACCGCCGAACAGCTGGAGTTGATGCGTAGCGCCTTCCGGGTTATCCGGACGGTACGGGAAAAACATGCCTGTACTCAGTGCGATGCCATCGTGCAGGCACCTGCACCTTCGCGGCCCATCGAGCGGGGTATCGCCGGACCGGGGCTGCTGGCCCGCGTGCTGACCTCGAAGTATGCAGAGCACACCCCGCTGTATCGCCAGTCAGAAATATACGGCCGGCAAGGTGTGGAGCTGAGCCGTTCACTGCTGTCGGGCTGGGTGGATGCATGCTGCCGGCTGCTGTCTCCGCTGGAAGAGGCGCTTCATGGCTATGTCATGACTGACGGCAAACTCCATGCCGATGATACCCCGGTCCAGGTACTGCTGCCGGGTAATAAGAAGACGAAGACCGGGCGGTTGTGGGCGTATGTTCGTGATGACCGCAATGCCGGGTCAGCGTTGGCACCTGCAGTGTGGTTCGCTTACAGCCCGGACAGGAAAGGCATCCATCCGCAGACTCATCTTGCTTGCTTCAGCGGTGTGCTGCAAGCGGATGCGTACGCCGGGTTCAACGAGCTGTATCGCAATGGTGGGATAACGGAAGCTGCCTGCTGGGCTCATGCCCGCCGAAAGATCCACGATGTGCACGTCCGCATCCCGTCAGCACTGACGGAAGAAGCCCTGGAGCAGATCGGTCAGTTGTACGCCATAGAGGCGGATATAAGGGGAATGCCGGCAGAGCAGCGGCTTGCTGAACGTCAGCGAAAAACGAAACCGCTGTTGAAATCCCTGGAAAGCTGGTTGCGTGAAAAGATGAAGACCCTGTCGCGACACTCAGAGTTGGCGAAGGCGTTCGCGTACGCACTTAACCAGTGGCCGGCACTGACGTACTATGCGAACGATGGCTGGGTGGAAATCGACAACAACATCGCTGAAAATGCCCTGCGGGCGGTCAGTCTGGGTCGTAAAAACTTCCTGTTCTTCGGCTCTGACCATGGTGGTGAGCGGGGAGCGCTACTGTACAGCCTGATCGGGACGTGCAAACTGAATGACGTGGATCCAGAAAG